ACTTAACTAGTGAAGAAAAAGAACAATTTAATTTATTGATTACAACTTTTCCATAAAACAAGTCAATAGTACCAATATTTTTCATAACAATTGAATTATCATCATACCTTATGATATGTATTTCTCTGATACCAGTAATAGTATTATATACATCTGTCATTTTACATTCTATAGTCCTGAAAGTAAATTTATCAGTACTTAAAATACTAATAGTATTATTAGTATGATTTAATCTATTTGAAAATGGTATTTCAAATGACCATATACGTGCAGCTTCTTTATCAGCAGTACTCCATTCTGCCGAAGAAACATTAGCCAATGTATCAATCAATGAGTGTATGTTTTCTTTCTTGGTTAATTTAGTTATGATTGATGAAGATAATATTGATATATCAGAACTATCTATTAAATTAAGAACATTAGAAGTTCTGAATACACCATCAAATTTCTGTAATTCATCTACATTATATTTTAATAATACATTACTAACATTCTGTTCCAGGACTAATTTATCTTTTGTCAATAGATTAGGACTATATTTAAATGATACTTCCAAATCTAATTCAATTTCTTTAAAATCGACAACCTCGGGCACAATAGATAATATTGATTTAGTATTAAGATTATCTAGGATTGATTGTTTTGTGGGTATGTCTAATTGTTCCCCATCCCCCGGAACTATAGATATCATTACTCTTCCGTTTTTCGGAGGAGTTTCAGTTTCTCCTCCCCAAATATTAATAGATTTTACATCTGGTATTTCATTTCTAATAATAGATCTATAATCATCTACAGTGACTGCTCTGTTTTGTGCAACATAGGTCAATGGTGAATTGAATTTAATAGACTCTATGGATTCTTTACCAGACCCACCAGCCGTTAAAACAGGCACCTCAGTAACTCCATCATCTCCTGTTCTAACTAGGGTTACTATTCCGTCACCGACCTGATCGGTTATTGTTTTTATATTATTCCCGGATTCTGGAGACTCATTTACAGCAACGTATGTCAGAGTAATGATATTACCAGAATCAAGTTTTTTACCTAGTTTTCCATCACCAAAAGAAATTGAAAACATACCATTCTTATTCTCTTGTAACCAATACACATTGGAATCTTTGGTGACATCAGTAATGTGTTTTATAGGACTATATACTTCTTCATACGTAGAGGTAGAAGATTCTCTTACACTTACTAATAGTGTGCTTGTATCGGCATATAAATCTGTTAAATAAAATGATTCAGAAGTATTTGTATGAAATCTATATATGTCTTGTTTATATACACCTTCCATCAATTCTAAATCAGTAAATATATATTCTGTTCCATTGCCAGATGCTTCTACAGTTTCTGTATTAATAAATGTTAAAGGTTCCTTTCTATCAGTATTGGATAAGGCAGAAAATTTAGTCCCAGAATTTAATGTATATGTTCCTTGATTACCATCTACTTGAGGAATAACAAGTTTGACTAGTACTTTAGCACCACTATTAGACCTTGGGGTATATCCCAATAATTTAGCATGACTTACCACAGAACTTCTTATTTGAGAAGTATCTAGGAATGACTCATTCACTGCCATATTAGCATTAAAAGCATTATAGTGGGTGGTATATGCTAATACATCTAGTATCGCATTTAAAGCAGAACCTTCGTAATTATAATCTTGTAAAGTTTCTTGACTCTGAAGAAAAACTTTTAAATTATTTTTTATATCTTGAAAATCAAGTTTACTTGTATTAGGTGTAATTGGCATTATCGTAATCTCTCTACTGTAAACTCTATCGTTGCTAATTCTTCTATTGATTTAATTATAAATTCAACAGTTATTGTTAAGGCATTATAATCTATTCTAGTGTCATCTACATCTACTGATGTAACAGAAATTCGTGGTTCATAATTTAATAAAGTTCCTTTGACCCTCGATTGAATTGCCATTGATGTTATACTATCATAATTTTCAAATAAATAAGATCTTAAATTGCCACCAAAATCTTCATGAAATACCTTTTCGCCTTTATTTGTCAATAAAATATTTAGGACAGATTGTTTTACTGCCTGAACATCTTTTTTCAATACCATATCACTAGAGGATGGTGTTATCCTAAATTTAGAATCTATATCAGAGTATTGTATAACTCTTGAATTTATTATTGAATTTATTGCCATATGTTTATTTATACTACTATTTAGTTAATAATGCTTGTTTTCGAGCACGATTTCCTGCTGGGGCAAGTCCTGCCCTCGATGCTTTAATAGTCGCATCATCTGCAGCATTCTTTACGGCAGTAGCAACACTCTTAACAGCCCCATCAAATTCTGCACTGTATTCCTTGAATACTCCCTTTGCTTTATCTGCTGTCTCTGATACAACAGATTCCAGTTCAGCAATGCCCTCTGCTATGGGAAACTTAGGCATATTAGGTAGTAATTCAATGGCACCATCTACACCCTTTTGTAGATTGGGTATCAAGGCACATGGGTCTATACTACCGCCCTCTAATAATCCAAGGAGTTTATCCAAATCGACGCCAGCTTTATCTAGTCCATCGCCCCACTCATTTATAAATGCTTTCTTTGCCTTTGCTATTTCTTTATTAATAGCATCTTTAGCATCCTGTGATAAATTTCCTGCTGAAAGCTGTGCGGCATATCCAGTTAATTTAGATACAAGTGCCATAAGTTCAACGGACATTGGTATCTTAGGTAACTCAGGTAACTCAGGTAATTCTGCCATCCATAATCTAATTTGAGCCTCGGCATCTGCTTTCATTTTCTCTGCAGCAGCTTTAGCATCACTAATAGAGGAATTGACCATTCCCAATGCGGCCTCTTTGGCCTTTTTCAATTCATCTTGTAACCCACCAAGGAGTGCGTCTACATCTATTCCACAAATCATACTACTTATTCCTTATTTAAATGAATAGCACCATCATCACCAGAAGTAATTTCAATATTCTCGGTTGCTGTTTTAATAGTCATTATTTTCCCAGATTCTACTTGAAGTTTAGTTCCTGCCTTTATTGATGAATCTAGTGCAGAGAATATACCGAAATTAGCATGTGTTGTTAGATTGCAATCCTTTGTGATGGTCATCTGGCTCTTACCCATTATAGTTTGATCCCAATCACCATTGATAGTGTGTTTATGATTCGCAGATGTGGTGATAGATGAATCTTCACCAATCCTTAATATCTCTCCCTTACTGATATTACCTGTGCGGTTACCTATGATTTCAAAGGCATCATTACCACCACCAGCATCAGTTCCACGGGCACCTATCTTAGTATACCTATTCTTATGCACTTTAGTAGTCATATCTCCTTCAACTTCTAAAACATAATCACCTTTGATAAGTTGTCGAACATTTCCATCTACAGTAAGATCACATGCTCCCATGATGTATACAGACTTAGCACCCAGGACTATCTCATAAGAGTCCTTAACAATTTTTATGACCTTATCACCTGTGGGATGTATTTCCTCGAAGGTGCCTGATTTATGGAAGGTCATCAGTCTCTCACCATCAGGAGAGTCATCTATCTCCTGTACATGCCCTGATTCCGATTCATATACATGGTTGAATGGATACTGGGCATAGGTGCCTGATTTAGGTTCAGGCTCGTCCCATGTGGTTCGTTCATCAGGAGGAACTGCTTCTACTGTGCTTATATCTGGTTTGGTTGCCTTGGGTATATCTGTAAATTTAGTTGCAGTTCTTTGTGCAAGGGCAATGTGGTTCTCGGCATTTTTACCACGACCCAATCGATTGTAATCAGGTTCATCCTCCATGAATGGATACACACTAAATGGATCAGTAAACCCTCTTGAACTGTCGGCATCATCACCATGAATCAGAGGCCAAGAAGCAATAGAACCCAGGACAATAGGGTCTTGATAAAAATCATCATTCCATGCCACAACGACCCATGAACCCTCTACTAGAAATGGGGTATGCCCAAGTCCAGATGTGGAAGGACTCGTGGTAGGGAGCATTACAGTAGCCCAGGGAAGGGATTCTGTAGGGATATCGGATTTATCTGGTGTATGTTTCCCCAGGATACGCACACGCACACGACCCATTTCCTTGGGGTCCTGCCTATCTTCTACTACGCCCAATTCAACTTTCATTATTTATTAGCCCCATGACTTATGCCAATAGAATCTCTAATCAATTCTATGGTCATTTTATATTCACCACCACCAAAATTATGTTTAATAGCACTGATCAAATATTTTCCTGAATTAACTTCATCGTGCTCATCAGTTCCCTTTAGACTCGGTATATTTTGTTCTATTAATAAATCAACACAATCTCCAGAATTAATATTAAATATAGGGTCCACAGATATTTCATACTTAAAACTTTCTAATTTGTTTAGGTATGAATGATATGCCATTAAACCATTTGGTTCTATAGTATTCAAATTATTTTTCACATTATCAAAGGCATAATTATTCTGATTGATTAATCTATACTTTGAATTAGAGTGTTCATATATAGGTGTATTGTTAATGGTATAATCTTTTGATATGAACTCATGCCCCAGAACCTTTGCTTGCTCTGTATGATCAAATATAGTATTGACAATAGTTTTATTAGAAATATCGACATTAGTGGTATTGGCAGCAAATGTTCCATTCCTTATCATATCTAATGTATTATATGATAATATCGATTTTAATGAATGTATTTTATGACGATGTTCATGCATATTTATTAATGCACTACCAGAATCTATATCCACTGATTCAGTAGGTTTCTTGGCAATCGTAACCTTCGATTCCGCTTCCAACATGCTTTTCATACTTATGAGGGTTGGGGTTCCGACTTTATTCAGAGTCTCAAATAAAAATAATGGCGACCACTCCTTGGAATAAGAATAT